CAACCGAGGATTATGTTCCTGGGACGTGTATGCCGATGACGGTCGGTTGGATTTGGCCTGACTGCAAGCCTGGTTACCTGACGATTTGTGGCACGGTGATGAACGATCCGATGGAACCGGAGACGGTTTCGGACATCAACCATATTCCGTTGGCGTGTGTGACGGCGGTCTATTCGTTGGCGTATGCGATTCCGATTGATCCGTTCACCGAAGAACTTGGTGGTTGACAGAGGCGTGCAACACCCCTAGGGTAGAACGTGTGGGACAACTGAAAGGGACAACGGGGATGAAGGTTTGCTCTATTGATTGGTGTACTAACGAGGCGCGTCCTCACGGTTTTTGTTTGGGGCATTATCAACGCCGCAGAAACGGCACCGATATGAACAAACCCTGGCGTATAAGAAAAATACAGGGGCCGTGTTCAATAAAAGGTTGCAAGAATCAGCCAATCGCTCAACAACTTTGCAAAGCCCACTATCAACGACGGGCTACTGGAGCCGCTTTAGATACACCTTTGCGTATATCCCCTGGCACTATTTCTATTTGCACCGTCGATGGGTGCAACAATCCGCATAAAGCGAAAGGTTACTGTCATTTTCATTGGCGTCGGGCCAATACAAACGTGCCGCTTGAACAACCGAAATCAATCAAATCCAAACCCGCTGTAACTCCTAAGGAAATTCCGTGGCGTATTGCGCCGAACGGTTATGTCGTAGGCAGTTACAAGGGCAAGCGGTATGCCCAACATCGGTTTGTTTGGGAGCAGCATCATGGTTGTGTGTTACACCCCTTTGAGAACATTCATCACATCAACGGAATCCGACACGACAACCGCATCGAGAACCTCGAACTGTGGACGAAAGCCCAACCAGCGGGCCAACGCCCCGAAGATCTGGTCAAGTGGGTTGTCGAGAACTATCCGGATCTAGTCGCTAAACAAATGAAGAAAGGAAAAGGTAGTGGGAGATCTAATAGTCAAACCCGAACACGGGTCAATGGAATGGCTAAGGCTTCGACATCGAGACGAGGACGGTAGACCTGTCATCTCGGCGTCGGATGCGGCGGCAGTACATGGCGAGCATCGGTTCAAGACGAGACACCAGTTGTTTGCGGAGAAGATGGCACCGGAACCTGTGGTGTCGTTGACAACTGCGGCGATGGAACGTGGTAACCGTATGGAGCCGATGGTTCGTGAGTGGGCCGGTGACCTGTTGGGTGTCAGGCTTGTTGAACCGAAGTATCTGTATGTTGTACAGAACGATACGGCTCCGATGATTGCCACGCTTGATGCGGTGGACGAATGGTCATACGAAAACCAGCCGGAGAAACCTGCGGTGGTGGTCGAGATCAAGACCTATAACCGTGAGTGGGATGGCAGTCTGGCCCGCTACTGGTATTGGCAGGGTGTTCAGCAGGCGATCTGTGCGAACGTCGATTCGATTACTTGGGCGGTGTTGGATTCGTCGTTGCAGGTGTCGTTGTATGAACAGCCTGTTAGTCAGGATGAAAAACTGGAACACATCAGGGCGGTACAAGAGTTCGTGTTCTGGTTGTCGATCGGTGAACCGAACCCCGAGTGGCCTGCTACGTATGACGACATCGTGTCTACTTATCCGGAGGCGTCTGGTAGCACGGCTGACATCAGCGGATATGCTCACCTGTTGTCCGAGTTGAAAGATGTTCAGTTCCAAAAGAAAGAACTGTCCACTATCGAGGACGAGTTGAAGGCGAAGATCGCTGGCCTGTTGGGTGATGCCGACACAGGTTTGGTGGATGGGACGGCGATGGTGACATGGAAGAACCAGTCACGGTCGTCGTTCGATAGTAAGAGGTTCGCCGCCGATCATCCTGGTTTGGCGGAGGAATACACGAAGAGCAGCACGTTCCGTGTGTTGCGTGTGAAAGGAGAAAAGTAATGGGGAATATCCGAGAGGCTGAACGGTTACGTGACGAAGCAATCGAACGAGGCTGGCAAAACGCCGCCGACAAGTTTCGTGACCATTCGTTACAAGCAATCATCGTGTTAGCCGAAACCAAATACGAGTTCACCACCGACGACGTGTGGGAATACTTCGGTGACAACGAAATCAACTCGACGCATGATGGCCGTGCGTTGGGTGGTGCGATGAAACGAGCCGAAAGTTTGGGGTTGATCATTCCGACTGATAGGTTCGTGTCAAGCGAAAGGGCGGCCTGTCATCGTCGCCCGGTTCGCGTGTGGGAATCACTTGTGAAAGGAAACAACTAATGATTGAGAAAGATGTGGAGGGGCTACGCAAGATCCTGAAAGATCATGCGGTACCTGATCCGAAGATTGTGTCGAAGTTGCCGAAGGGCGGAGTGAGCCTTGATTTCGTCGGCCATGCTGACATCACTCGCATCCTCTTGGAACTCGATCCGACATGGACAATTGAACCCGCCGCCTACGATGATGCTGGGCTACCGGCTCGGGCAACCATCGGCAACATGGTTCAAGCAGGGTTTTGGATGACGTTGCTCGGCCACACCCGCTACTGTGTCGGCTCCGTTGAGGATCGTAAGAGCGACCAGGCAAAGGAATTGTTGAGCGATGCGATTCGTAACGGTGCGATGCGATACGGTATCGCCCTGTCGTTGTGGACGAAAGCCGAATGGGAAGACCTCGGTGCCGTACCCACAAAGACAGTCACCAAACCGAAAGCCGTTGCCCCTGTCGTGAAACCGGTGACCGCTGAAACCGTCGCCAAGTTCATCGAGGCGTGCAACAAAGAAGGACTCGACCATGATCAAGTGGCCGACCATGCTGGCGTCAACCTCACTCAACCTGTCAACACCGACGACCTCACCAAACTACGAGAGTCGTTCAAACACTTGAAAGGCAATTCATGAATAACATCACAGTTATCGGCAACGTTGGACGGCAACCCGAAGGGCTCAGATACACAGCCAACGGGCTAGCCATGTTGAAGTTCTCGTTGGCTGACACACGAGGCAAAGACGACCAGAAGAAAACATCATGGTATGACGTGGTGGTGTTCGGTGACCAGGCGGAAGCCGTTGTCGAACTGATCGGATCTGGTGAACGGATCATGGTTCAGGGCCGTCTACAAGTAGATGACTACGAGAAGAAGGACGGCACGAAAGGTAAGCGTGTCGAGATTGTTGCCAACGAAATCGGTAAACTGGTTCGCATGAAGAAAGGATCAGCGGTTGACGAGTTGAAGGAAACCTTCAATGCTGTTGAGTTGACTGATGAGGAACCTTTCTGAGTTTCCCCCCGTGCGGTGGTGGTGCGCTTCCTGCGGGGAGCGCATCACTACCCATGTACCATTGACGGAAACTCCGTATCACTCGTGCCGTGCGCGACGTGGCCGACGCTTCAATTTGGAGATCGACAATGAGCAAACAACGAGCAAAAGGAACCATGTATGAGTCGATGGTGGCTCAATACCTGAGAGACAACGGCTTCCCGTATGCGGAGAGGCGGGCGTTGTCCGGCACCTATGACAAGGGCGACCTGACGGGGATGCCAGGGTTAGTGGTGGAGTGCAAGAACCATAAGGAACTGTCGTTCTCGGAGTGGTTGCGGGAGACAGAGCAGGAACGCAAGAACGCTGACGCTGAGTTCGGTGTGCTTGTGGTGAAAAGGCGTGGTGTGTGGGATGCCGGTGAGTCGTATGCGGTCATGACGTTGGCTGACATGGCTCGGCTGTTGAAGCAGGCCGGATACTAGGAGAGGACATGATGAAGACGTTTGGGATTCTGTTGCTTTTTGCGTTGTCGGGGCTGGCTTGTGACGCCCCGTCAGATTCGCCGCCTGAGGTTCGGCCAGTACCTACCACTACACCGCCCCCTAGCGTGGCTTACGAGCCACTACAGGCCCCTCTCCGGCCAGATTTGAGGGAGTCTGTACCGTCCCCAACAACCACCCTGCCGGATACTGACTGTGCCGAATGGTATCCGCTGGCGATGGAGGTCGGCTGGCCCGAAACCGAATGGCCCACCCTCTCGTATGTGATACATCGGGAAAGCCGATGCGATCCGAGTGTCACGAGCCGACACGACGACCGAGGGTTGCTCCAGATCCACCCGCCGTCATGGTGCCAACCGAACCGATACAACGAGATCGGCTGGCTCCAAGCGCAAGGTGTCATCAACGAGTGCGAAGAACTCTATACGCCACGGAAAAATTTGCTTGCTGGCTACATGATTTATTTGTACGGTGTCGAAAAACATGGGCACGGCTGGGGGCCGTGGTCTCTCTAACAAAAGGAAACATCATGGGGAAAGAAGATCATCCGGCGTTCCGATACAAAGATTTCAGCAACAGGAAACTGTCGATGCCTGAACTCATGAACGAGATCGAACGCATCATGCGAATGACCGAAGAAGAACTCACCAAACTAGAAACCGATCTGATCTTCACCGAGATCGTGATGAAGGAATGGGGCAGACGGTGACCGACGTGATACTGACAGGGCTACTCGCCTTGTACATCACCGCTGTTGTTGTCGCCCTATGGAAAGCATTTACCGATGAGTGAAGCAGGATTGAGCGCAGAGTTCGACAAGTGGCTACGGCAAGGGATCGACAACGGATGGTGCGGGCCTGCCGTGTGCTACACCCATGACGGGTTGCCCGCAAGCGACACCGAAATCGAAAGCCTCGACGACAATGACGAGCCGTGCCTCCACATCATCCGCTTGTATCAAAGCAACCAGCAACGAAACCAAGTGGAACGAGACCACAGTCCGAGCCAATGGAGGAAGCCACGATGACCGATCACGACTGGATGCGTGACGCTGCTTGCCGTGGCACAGAAACCAACCTGTTCTTCGGTGACAGGGGCGACCACAAGACAATGAAAACAGCGATGGAGATTTGTAACGGCACACGAGACACCGCCCCCTGTCCTGTGCGTACCGAATGTCGAGACTGGGCGATGTCCCACCCCGACGACAACTTCGGAATCTTCGGTGGGCTCACACCATCGGCACGTCTACAACTGCGACGCAAACGAGGCAGAGAACCGAAACCGATCGACGAAGAACCACCGTTGCTGAACGGACGCAGGATGTACCGGTCGGGTGTCCCGCTACGCAACGAACTACCTGACCGCCCGTTGCCTGCCGAATACGAATGGCGACGTGGCCTCAAAGATCTGGTGCGTTTGATCCATGAGGCTGTGCTGGACGACGAGAACCGTCAACGTGCCAAGAAAGGTATCGGCCCGATCGTGTTCGAGTTAGAAGGACGCTAACGGTATGTCAATAACTGTCGCAGGTACCTTCTCGTCGGTCACATACTGTTGTGCGTAGTTGTGACTGTGAAAACGGTACGCCTGTTTCAGTTGGCCCCAGTCTCGACGGGGGTCTGGTGTGTCAGGCCAGGGACGAATCAGATAGGTGCCAAGCCTGTTGTGTCTGATGACGTGCGTTGTCGGGATCGGTATGTGTATCGCTTTGCCTGTGACGAACATCCCGATGATCGGTCGGCAGGCTAGCCGTAGCCGGAGACTCATTCGTATCTGCTGATCAGTTCGTCGATCGACTCAACCAGACAGGTCGCAGGGTCAACGACAAGACCGTCCTGTGCGTACCACTTGCCGTCACGCAGAACATAGTTAGAGTCCTCGGCCCACTCTTCGACGGTGGCGTAACCATAGCGGTCTAGATACTCGTCGATGTCCTCTTGCCTATCGTGTTGGGGTCGGGCCCACACGTTGAGCCGAAGATAGATGCCGTCCTCGTTGACATCGAAGTCGTAGTCCCAGTTCTTGCCGTACATTTCACGCAAGATCGGTTTGATACGGTCAAGAAACTTCTCGTCACGTTCGTTCATGCCGTCACCTCCTCAACGTCGATAGACGGCAACGCCCACACCTTGCCATCGGGTGTCTGAACCCAACGCCAAGCGTCATCACACTCAGACTCAACCGGATCAGGGATAGGTAAACCCTCGAAACCAGTCATTTCCCATCCGCTGTGGCAATAGATAATCGCATCGTCACGGGTGGGTGCGATCATGTCAGCAAACAAGCCAGCGTCACGCCAAGCCCAGTCCGCCTCGGTAGGGTCATAGGCCCACAGTTCTTCGTTCGGGTCGTAGTCTCGGACTCTCAGTTGTTGCGTCATGCCGTCACCTCACGCTTCGAGTAGATGGTCTCGTACCAATACTGAAACTCTTGGACGACACCGAACGAATGATACGAGTCGGTCGGATCATCACCCCACGACAAGCCAGCAGTCAGCGTGATCCGACGACCGTCAATGTCAAGTACCGCAGAATCACGAGGCTCCGAGTACGCCAACCCGAACCCTTCCAGAATGTCTCGACGCAACGCATCGAACAGTTCTTGTGTCGGCCTCTCGAAATACTCCCCAGCGTTCTCGTAATCCTGGAAGTATTCCTCAGACTCGTATTGCCACATGACAAAAGTGTCACGCAGACATTCGAAGATGTCTTGGTCGGAGATGTTGGCGACGATGCTGTCCCAATGTTCCTTTGGTTTCGTTGTGTCAACATAGTTGACTAATAAGTCTGCTCCCATTTCTGGTTCCTTTCGTTTGTTTGTTTGTCCCTCCGTCGAGGGAGTGCGTGGTCGAGGTCACGATCCTCGACAAGGCTCCAAGCCCACGCCACCAGTCACTTCGGCCAGCCCCTCCACACAAGGCCAGCAACAATGATCGTACCAACGATGAACGGCCACCACGAACCGCCACCAGCACACGACATACCAGGCAAATCACACTCAGCAGGCATCACCATCTCCCTTCGGCTCGACGTAGCACCAATCGCACAAAATCAAATCATGATCAGCACGCCACCAGCCGAGCGAGTCCACCACCTTCGACACAGGGCCACGCACCACCACCTGCCGACCACACGACTCACACGTCACCGCCGTCCCTGCCATCGTCGCCCGATAGATCGCCTGCCGTTTCCCATGATGAGCAGTCACGATGCCACCTCCCGTCCAGCCATGTCGATCTTCACGACCCCCGACCTCATCGACAAAGCCCGACCATCCTCGTCAACCTCCGAAGCCCAAGCCTCCTCAACATCCACCACCGCGTTCTGGCGAACCTGACTGACCACGAACCGTGCCACGTCTACGAGATCGCCCAGAGGCTCACAGTCGTCACGCTCCACGAAGGTCACCTCAACCTTGTAGCGTCGAACCTCGCTCACGATGCCACCTCCGTGTTCTTCATCGCCTCAACCCACCAGTCAGAAACCTCAACCGCAAACCGGCGAGCCTCACGCAACGAGTGAAACGTCCCCACCTTGTGCGGGCTGATCCGTCCCATCGTCCGATGGTCACGGGGGGCAGTCTCGTCGATCACCCACGCCGTCACCGTGTAACGCCCCACACCTTCGGGGGCTTTGGTCTGTGTCTCAACCATCACACCAGGACGGACTAGGTGACGGTTCCGTGACCCGAAAAACCGCAAGGTGTCAGCGTCGAACCAATGCGTCGGGCCTGACTGGTTCTCGTAGTTGCGCTGTAGTTCGTCGGTCGAGCAAGCGGGATACAAGGCCGGAACCTGCCCCCAGTACTCGAACGCTTGACGGATCACGTCCGCCGTGGTCGTTGTTGTTCTCATTGTCTGTGTCCTTTCGTTGTAGCCATCCCCCACGGATGGCAGTCCCTCGGCTCGGGATCGCACCGAACCTAACCCACTAGGGCGAGGGTGTCAAGATGACAAGCGTCACACCTCCTCGACGATCGTGAACACCAGGCCAGGAAACCGCCGAGCCAAAGAATCCCGCACCGCCTCAGCCTCGCCGAGCAAGCCAAAACCCTTCGCCTGCTCTTTGCGGTAAGTCTTGACAAGCGTGACGTGATCACGGGCCTGCCTGACGTTCCGATAGAAGTCACGAACCTTCCGGCCTGACGAATGACGAACCCCGATCAAGTAAGTCACGCCGACACCTCGACCAGATCACCCAGCACCACATCGTCGAGGTCGAACCGGCGCACACAGTCCGCACACGTCAAAACCTGACCAAGCACCGCATGGGCTACCACATGGGCAGGCACCCTACGACACCCTGCCATCCACTCGCACTCGCTCACCACGAGACGCATACCGTCATCTATCATGTCTGTCCTCTCTCTGTCTGGTCGAGACCCCACGTCCCAACCTCGATGACCACACCCTACCAACACCCCCACACCCTGTCAACCCCTTTCTATGTGACTCTCGTCACACCAACAACACTCACCCAACCGAACACCAGTACGATAGGCGCGGATCATGTCAGGCACACCTAACACGTTAGGTTAGCCTAACAAGAGGGGGGTGGTCTGTCGGGGGCTTTAGAAGGGGGGCCAGGGGTGTCGAGGTCGGCAACGCTGTGACCTGCGGTAGTGTCATAATGAATGTTATGGGCGTTCCGCACCTGGTCAGAGGCCACAAGCAGACCGGTGGTCTGCCGAGGGGCTCCGCCCCGGGATATACATATTATCGCTTACCTAGATGTGTTGTTTTCTGGTTGCGGGTGCGGTGTGTTTGTGGTGTGTGGGGTGGGTTTGTTGAGGGTGCGGTAGCGAGGCTTGCAGGGAGGGAAGATAACGAGAGGTTTTTTGTCCACCCCACCGGTTGCCCTGTCGGTGTCCCGGCCTTTGTTTTGTGTCGCGGCTCACGACTGTTTACTGTTTTTGTCGCCCTCGCGGGTTCGTGCCACTCTCGTTTTCGTACCCTGACGTTCGTGGGTTCTATGCGTTGGGGTATGAGAGTTCTACCCACGTTCCCGTGTGTGAGGCCCGCCCTGTGCAACGAGGGTACGCCAACCGAATGTTCTATGGGGGTTGTGTAGCGG